TAAACACTCTGGAACCTTTGCGACAGCGTCGACAACATGACGCTGCCCAGGTGTGAGCAAGCGGCGGGCTTCCGGCCCGTAATTACGTGCGACGTCCATAAAGGACGCCCACGACGCTTGTTTCCACTTAAACTGGGGGACCATCATATCTTGTATGATGATCTTACCCGCGAATTCAGCAACCTTTTTGCTGACGAGTGTTTTGGCTTCAGACACCTTACAACCGAGGTTGTCAAGCGTCGCCCGGTACCGTCGGTGTACCTCAGCATTTGAGATACATACGTCGTCACCGAGCACGACAAACGTTTCATGTGGTTTCACTCGGCATTTGTTGCAAATGCCTTCAAGCAACACATTGTGTGCTAGTGCGAAAGCCGGAAACGATGGCGCGAGGCCCAAAGGTTGTCCGCGAGTGAACTTGGCCTTAAGCCAATTCCCGTCTCTCCCCTTATAATACCAAGGGGACGAAGAGACACGGTCGAACACGTCGACCATCTCTTGAAAGCGACTCCCATCGGAGGCGTCTTTGAAACGGTATCTCTTGCGGAGTAGGTCCATCTGAAGGTGTCGGGGCATCAAGTTGGTGGCGTCAGACAAATCGACCGAATAACAGGTCTTGTCAGCGCGTAACCAGCCTTTGATACGTTCAACCCCCTTCATCTGGTCGTGGGTACAATCTGTATCAATTCTCTTAAGATCCTCCAGAATGAGGTCTTTTAGAGGAGACAGTGCGGCCTGGATAACCCTGTTAGGGTTAGCCACAGCGCGCAATTTGTACCCTGGCTCCTGAATAAACCCAATGGACCCGACTGACGTCTCGGCTTCGAAAACGGAGTCGGGATAGATCACATGGTTGAACATGTCTCCTTCCATGAGGCGAAAGAACGCCTCAGGAATTATCCCTTGGAATGTGCCTCTGAACTCATGGAACAGAGGACTACATGCCGTGGACATGGAGAAATGCTTAAACTGCTCGTGACTTTCGGTCACAGGTGCAGTCTTACCGTAGATCGTCGGGCCCTTCTTTGTAGGTGATGTACATTCACAGACAAAGGGTTTAGGACGCTTAAGACTACCCTTACCCACACCAACGGTGCGGATATCTTTGAGGGTAGCCTTCAGGCCTGTCGTATCACTCGATTCCATGCTTGAGAAGAACTTCTCATGTTGGTCATCAGTGATCTCCTTGGCGTACAATGTACTATACGCCATGAGGGCATTAACGGACCTAAAAAGGCGTTTCGATCTTAAGTTATTCGGATCGACCCACCTAAATAAGGTACCCCAATGCCCCTTCGGATTTCCGTCCCTGGATCTAGAAACCCAGGGTGTCCGGATGCGACTACCTGACGCGTGTGTAATAAGCTCAAGCTTAAGCTTTTTAAGCCTATTCACAGTCCATTCAGGTCCAGAATTGTTGGTCCACTTCTTGACATCAGAAATGATGCTTGAAGCGTGTTCCTTGGTTAAACCCAGAGACATGAGACGGACACACATTTCACGACTCTTCATAAGTAGTCCCGTAAGGGATTTGCTTAATGGTCAGTGAGTACGTCCAATACTC